ATTCGCACCAGTCAAATCTGCCTTTTGTCCTTCTACTGCTTTTTTATTAGGGAATCTTTCCTTGTCCATAGAAAATTAGAACAGGAAAGCGTTAACCGTCCCAGCAGTTGTCGTAGTGGTGGCAGTCACAGCAAGGATGCCGACATAGCGCTCATAAGCTGGACCTTCCAGCGGGAGAGCACCGTGATAGATAAGCCCGCCAGCGTTGAACAGAGCAGAATTAGCCGCGCTGTCATCAGTGACGAAAGTATCCGTGCGGAAATGTTCAGTAGCATCTCCATTCGTAGCAATGGCCGCAGCCGCATCCGATACCAATCGAAACTCAAGAGTACCAGCTGAACCACCCGTAATGATCTCTGTTCCGCCAGTGCGGATCACAAGATATACAGGTTGGCCATTGCCGAGATCACGAACAACGCTACTATCGATAACATCACCGATAAGAACCGTGCCTGCCGAAGCAGAAACATCCACGTTGTCGCAAAACTCAGTTCGTTCATCTAACCACATAATGTTAACCTTCCGTTTTGCTAGTGGTTTACGTTAACGCCGCTTCGTCAGCCGAGAGACTGTCGCAACGCCGCATGGGAATTCCGTGGAATCGCTCTGTATGACGTATGTCGCCCGAAAGATTATCCATCGTTACGACATTAGCGTTACCCATAGCTGCACTTTGCCGCGCAACCCAGGAAGCAATATCACGGCTCATGTACCACGACGGACGGCCCGCATTGATATTCGGGATCAATCGTAAAGCCTGGAACATGAGGTCAGTCAAATGCGCACCCGAGGAAAAAGCTCCAGAAGTGAAGGTTTGACTCAATAGTGACTTATCGATGTTGGCAATCCGAACCACATACCGCCAATCGCGAACTGAGAGGCCCGCATCCCAGCGATAGTGAGTACGATAAGCCTGCATACGGCCAGTGTTACTACCGTCAGAAGCATCTTCCAAAGTAACTTCACCCATGTCCGTGACCTTGAGGCCAGCAGTAGAGCCTTTGGGGATGATTCCATGAACCGTATTCGGTCCCCACACGACCAGCCAGATGCTGGCATTGTCGGAACCAGAACCGCTACCATTGATGATATTATCAGAGTTCTCATCAGCCGTCAGATTTGCAAAACGAGGCGCAAGGCCGGTAAAAGCTTCTGGTTCTGTGGCTTCATCACCATAGAACAACGTATCAACGATTTCTTGATTCATACCTTCAATATGCGGTTTATCTTCTTGCAAGCGGAATGCCGCCGTATTGCCGTTCAAATCAGCCAGAGCTTTATCAACTTCCGCATATGCTTCTAGCATACCCGTATTATCCGTGACTTGCACTGTGGTCGATTTATTCGGCGCAACGCCGCCATAGAGCTTACGCCATGTCGGGGCAGGGATGCCCGTCCGTTGTGTAGTGCGGTGACCCGTGGGAAGATTGCCTTCCATCCACGACATCTCATCGAGAACCTCATTAGTCTCATTGAGGATTTCGACTACCGCAGCAATTTGACCATCTGGATCGGTGACTTTCGCCAGATCCAAAAGAGTCGGATTGTTAACGCTAAGAGTAGCCATTTTTCAATGCCCTTCTTTTCGAGTTAAGATCGAAGAGAAGATTACGCCGTCGACTTACCTTGATCTGGATACATCCGTTCTGCGAGCGTCTTTTGCCCACCAGGATTCACACCTCCGAAGTCGAGGTTATCTTCTCCAATTGCTTTACCCAACCTATACAATAGGCGGATAATTTCGGGATGGTTTCCCGTCCCGGTGTCTTCCAAGGCTTTCGCCAGATTAGGGCCACCGATTTTACGCATGGCACTACGGGCAATCATAATGCTCTTATCATATTCACCCTTGCCATACTCTTCATCATTTTCCGCAGCCTTAGTCCATTCAGCCACTCGATCTGTCCACATATCTGCCTGCTTCTTCAAAGTCTTCTCTACCGCTTTGGCTTGTAGATCAACAAATGTTTGAGCTTGGTCTTGTGTCAACTTATGCTCTACCGCCAAAGGCAAGAATGCCTCAAGCGCCTCGTTGTCCATCTCCAGACCTTCGGGTAGTTTAAACTTCGAATAGTCGGCTGGGGCACCGTCCTTATCCTCGTCGGCTATGCCGTCCTTGGATTTCTCGTCGGTGTCGTGGTCAGCAGCACTACCATCGCTGGCAGTGTCTTCTACGTTCTCATCTTCTTCAGCCGTGAGAACCGTATTCCCTTCAGGAGCACTGTCTTCCTCAGTGCCATCCCCTTCACTTAAAATTTCTTCCGCCATTACTTCTTCCCTTTTTCTGCAGTCACGATTGACCCTTGTTTTCTACTCTCAGCTTCGCGTCTTAATAGTGTATAGCCTTCAGGGTTTGCTGTAAAGATTTCATCAAGAATTTTCAATCCTACATCCCGTTGGCCTTCGAAACGCTCCATCCCTGTAATCGGAGCGCTACTATAGATATTACATATTTCAAGGATACGCCATAGAAAGGCACGAAATTTATAATCCTCCAAAAGTTCATATAGTTGATGAATTTCATCATCCTGCTTCAGTTTATAGGCCGACTTCTTCGATACGACTTTTACTTCATCCCCTACATCATCCATCTATTCTCTTAACCCCCTAAGTTTTCATTTATATTCGCAATCCCTGCAGTCACAGGTGAATTGGCATCGAGATCAACATTACCCGTAGCTTGCGCTGCTTGGCCAGCATCTCTGGCTGCACCCGCCGCCTTTGTCGCCATCTCCAACTGAGCTTGCCGTTGCGCGTTTTGAGCTTCAGCAGCACGCTGTTGATCTACTTGCTCTTGAGGCACCATGAGTTTAGCCGGTGTGCCCAACAAATTACTATAGGCTTCAATAGCTTGATCTCCGTTATACTTCTTTCCATCTGACAGACCCGCTTGTATGAGACCCGCCTGGAAAGTAGTAAGTGCATCAATAGATCGAGTATCTACAGCCCGCTGTGCTTGCGCCAGCGAAGAAATATATTCGACTTTTAGAGTTGATCCTTGTAATTCCTGGGGTGGAGGTGGTAATAGACCAGCCCGAAGTTGCTGATTAAAGGTACGCTCGACCAACAGATCTAAAAACTCAAACTGCATCCGCTCTAAAACCGGACCCAACTGCAACAGACGCTCCGCATTCCGCTCTGATAATTCCAATTCGTTGCGCGGCTGGATACCGTCCATATTGGATATGGCCAGAAACAGATCGACAAAGAAAGCATCATCAATACGTCCTTCGACGCGATCCATGTCTTCCTTCAATTCCCCAAGCCGAAGGTCAATTTTATATAATGATTTAATCTCTTGACCGCTTCCACCATCAAAGATATTCAAACCTCCCGGCAGAGAAGAGATGGGAACGTTACGTACCGAAGGTGGCGCACTAAGAGGTGGATTCACCATCTTATCTATGGCTTGACCCTTACGTTTCTCTTGAATTTGCAGCTGCTTGATATCACCCAGCGTAGTCATGCCAGGGCAATCTGTGCCATACACATCCTCTCCCGCAACTTCCCACCGGGGAACGTAAGCCGGAAACTCATCAAAACCACTCTTACTTAAGAATTTATCTTTATTCTGTTCACCCGGCTCATATTTCACAGAGGCGAAGGGCTTAAATTCTTTAAGGAAATTATGAGGACGAAAATCATCATTAGGTTCGATAAAGTGAACAACGGGATACCAGGAATCAAATCGATTAAGATCCAATGCATTGCGCACACTAATACTCAGACTACTCAAATCTTTCCCGTCCGTAAATTCCGTAGCCATCTGCTCAGCAGTCATCTCATATTCACGGACTAATGTATTCACTTTAAACTGATGATCCTGGGCAACGTAATAACTACCGACAGTATGTGCAAAGAAGGTAGCGAGGTTCTCCTGGTCATCGAGATGCGTCATACATCCAGTACCAAACTGCAATAACTCCGCGATCATAGTCGGGGCCATCGTATAGAGATTGCCTGCATTGAAGATGGCACGCTGCTGCAGTTCAACCTGTTCTAACCAAATCTTCACAGGTTGAAATTTCATCAGGTCAGGGTCCGGTGTCGCGAGGGAATGCCAGGGGCGTGTAGGCGACATTACACCAGCAAACAATCCAGCCGTAGCAAT